GTCTCCGAATCCTGCGATGCCGAGCGGAGCGTCAACGCTCTTAAAGATTGATGTTGCTTGGATTTGTGCTGCCTGCTCAACCGGGTGAGGCAGATAGTCGGCTGCGTCGTCTGGGTTCGCCCATCCCCAGCGTGCCGTGACTTCCACAACTGCTTGACCGTATTCGAGTGGCCATTCGCGTGCGTCGATCGCTCGGATCCGTGTGTATGGCCAGTTCTGTCCGATCTGTTTCCCGTTTAACGGTTCGAGCTGGTAGTCGGAGGTTGCCCATGTGGTTTCGAACACGCCGTCACCGTCTTCGTCGGTTTTGATGACGAGCCCGGTGGTGGTGGAGATGTCGTCTACTTCGAGCATCCACGGGTCGAGCGCTGTGAACACTCGCGCTGTCGCTGTTGCCTGCTGTACGAAATGACGGTCGCAGTAGGCTTGCACGATCTGCGTGGCTGCGTCAGCTGCAAGCGTCAACCTGTTGTCGTCAACGGTGTCGCTGATACCCAAGATTTCTTTCAGATCGTCTTCTGTGACGAGCCGATCGGTGAGATGTGCCATTGCGCTCCCTCGCTGTGCTCTGCCGGAATCCTACAACAGTGCACCACAACTAGAACACCCACCAGATTAGAGCTCGGTAAGTGCTGATGTATCGGGTTTGTATGCGATGCAACGCACATCTGCTGGTGAGCGACGCTGATCCACCACGCAACGCTCAAAACCTGCCTCCGTGAGCCAGCCGGTCAACGCGTTGGGATGCACGTTCTCGTAAAACTCGCCGGGACGCACCGTCAACCCGTCAATCGCGGAATGCGGTTGCCTGCCGGGACCGGCAGCAGTCATCACCAGCATCCCGCCGGGCACCAACATGTCGAACGCTGCCAACACGGTTTCGCGAGCTCGTGCCGTGTGCTCTAACATTTCGGTCGATACAACACAGTCCGCGAGCTCGTCTGGTAGATAATCCGCAGCGTCGCACACCACGTCCACACCGGGTCCTTCACCGATATCAACACCGGTAAACGTTGCGTCACCGAACAGGTGACGCACACTACCGTTCACATCGCGGGAACCGAGCTCTATGACGCGACGGAACGTGTGTCCTGCGACCGCGTCCTCAACCCATTTCATTGCTTCAGGATGCATGTGCGAACCTTCCGAGTCGGGACAGATACAACTGTCGATCACCGATGGTGTGCATCTGACCGAGCTGATACACCTCATCGCTTTCTGCTTTGCCTGCGAGCGGATGCAGATGCTCCACAACTGCTTCTGGTGCGTACCGGAACTGGTTCGCTGCCCACGCGACCGCAGTCCACTCGTTGTCTACATACCAGTGCCGATATCCGTTATGGCATACCGTTCCGGGTCCATCCCAGCTTGCACCGTGCTCATCGATCCATGATCGACGGATTAACGGGTGTGTTGCGTGCATGCCTGCGAGCACGCCACGGTTAAACATGTCGTTGGTGGAGATGAACGCGGATCCGTCATCGTCCGCGAACGCAGCGTCCAACCATCCGTTGTGGAATTCGACATCGTCACCGATGAAGAACAGCCACGGTTCTATCGTTTCGCGATATCCAAGATTGCATTTCACAGCGAACGTTTTCACGGGTGACGAGTTCACGATGATGTTTGCTTGTACCCGGTTGAGTTCTGCGAGCTCGTTGTCGTCGTCTGCGTCTGCGACGAAATACATTTCTGCGCGACCTCGGTGCCCGGACAGGTGGAACGAGTTCAGTAGTTCGACGACACGGTGCGGTCGTCGCATCACAGGAACGATCACAGCGACCTCGTAGCTCATTCTGCTGGCTCCACTGCGCTGATCCGATCTGCGAGCCTCTCATCAAGCCACAGGTGCTTCAGATGGGTTGTTTTGACACCTGAGTGAATGTGCACAGGTATTTCTAACGCGTTCGCTCGCATACAGAACGACAAATCCTCCGAAATCCACTGTTTTGATGTTTGGTTGAGAACTGGTGAGTACCAGCTCGAACCGTAATCTTCCGCGACTCGCTGAAATACCGATTTGTGGATGAGGACGAACGCGGAACCTGTCGCAGCGCACTGGAACAGCTGATCACGTGGATAATTGGGCACCACTGTGTACCCGGACACCACGGTGCCGTCATCAGCTGTGTTCTGCATCCAGTCGAACACGGTTGGTGCAGGCTGCACGATCATCCCTCCGACACCGTCGGTGCCGACTTCCCGCATCATCCAACACAACCCGCCAACGATCGGAGCGTTGTCAGGATCCGCTGATTCCATCAGCCGGTCAACAGCGTCCGCTTCGAAACCCATGTCGGTGTCAATCCACATCAACCAGTCAACATGATCCATCGTCAGGAACTGTTTCACGGTGTCGTTGCGTGCTGCGACGATGCCACCTGTCCCATATTTAGTTGCGAGCCAGCCACCACCGATCACACGCTGGTTATTCGCCACGTCATGCGCGATCAGAGACATCAACGATTGATGCCATGAGTGTGCCACTTCCATGCCATGCACATATGCGATCGCAACCTTCGCTGGCTGGAGCGTCTGCAAAGGTTTTGCTTTCTTCTGTCGACCCATCAGTCAACCTTCTTGCGTGGACGACCGGGTCCGCGTTTCACCTCGCCGGGTGCAGCTGTCGCTTGTTCTACCGGTCGTCGACTGGTGCGATCACCTTCTTCGAGCGGTCTGAACAGATCGGGTCGGTAGAGCACCATCGGATCGTCTGCGTTCCACACGACACCTTGTGTGAGCCGTACACGGTTCCCGTCGGGTCCTGCGGTAACACAGGTCGCTGTAGCAACTACGTGTGCCATAGCGTGTCCTCCTTCGGCAGTGGGTTTCATGTGCGTCGGTTCCGCTGCCACTGCCCGAACAGCGGAACCGACGACTGCATCATAATAACGCATGAGTCATAGAACGTGAAACACCCTCCCAACCGAAGCCGGGAGGGTGTCCACAAGCGTGTACCGGTTCAACCGGTCACGATCACTGGTTCTGCAGGAGTCGGAACCCGAGATCGTTGACGCTGTCGTACCCGTGGCGTGCGTAGGCAAACCAGCCACGCTGACCGCTGGGACGGTTGTTCCCGGTCGCGAACAGGTGCGGGATGAGCTCGACGCTCATACCGGCACGCTGCGCGACGAGGAAGTTGCTGAAGTCACCCACGACGAGGATGTTCGCGGCACCGGTGGTGCCGGTGAACTCCGGCGCGTAGTCGGTGGTGCGGATCGGACGACCGAACAGGGTGCCGATGCCACCAGCCGACAGGTCGACGGTGTAATAGGCGCTGTCGGCACCGGCAGCGAACGAGCGAACCTCGTTCTCCACGTCGGTGTTCATGATCCACGTCGCGTTGGCGCGGTAACGCTCCGGCAGGCTCTTCCAGACCTTCAACAGGTCGGTTGCGGAGAACGTGCCGTCGGTGGTCACCACCACTTCCACGTTGGTGTTCGCGTCGAGCGCGGTGAAGATGCCGGTGGGCTGCGACGAACCGGTGCCGTTGATCGTCCCGTTCGCGACGAGATCGATGTAACCCTGATCCAGCAGTCGACGCATCTCAGCTGCGAACGCCGGGTAGTCCTGACCGACTTCGATGCTGTACGGGATGAACCCGCGTGCCGTGTAGACAGGGACGGTGGGCTGCGCCAGCGTCGGGCTGTCGTCCGACACCTCGGTGCCTTCACCGTCGTAGCTCCAGCTGACACCAGCCGACGAAACACCCTTCCACTCGTCAGTCGTGATGGTCACGACCCGAGCGAGATCCAGCACGGGAGCAGCTCCAGCGCCAGAGGTAAGGATGATCGACGGGTCGATCAGCACCGGGACACCGAAACCACCTGCGGTGTCGGTGCCACCGCTCATCGCACGGTACTCGTCCAGAGCGCGACCCTCTTCAGCGGTGAACGCGGGAGAAGCCTGCGTGATGCCCTTCATGAACGCGGAGCGGTAGTGCTCCGACTCGGTGAGCACCATGCGCTTCGCGATCTCGCCACCGTCGGTGAGAGCGTTGCGGGTACGGAGCAGGTTGTCCACGTGGTCGCCGTTGCGAGCTGCGAGGTGTGAACCGTCGCGGTCGAGGATCGCGAGCGCTGCGTCGCGGAGCTCGGTACGGCTGGCGCGTGCCACATCAATGTCGGTGGCGGTGCGCTGCATGACCTGCGGAGCGTCGATGCCAGAGGCACGCTCCACAACTGCTTCGCGTGCTGCAGCGACACGCTGCTCGCGTGCTTCAATGCTGTCCAGCTCGGCCTTGCGAGCCTCATGCTCACCGAGCGCAGCGTCGAGCTCGACGTTTTCATCTTCGGTGATGTCATCCTTGTCGGACAACTCGATGATGCGGGAGCGCAGCTCTTCGAGCTGGTTCCGCAGTTCGTCCTTCTTCATGTCATTCCTCAATTCCTGCGAGCATCAGTCGTGCCCGCCGTTGTGATCTGGTTGGGAGTGACAGGTGGCTGTCCGCCGGGCTGTCATCTGCTGCAGAGTGACTATCTGTCGGGTCTGCATGTGTTTCGGTTGCTGGTAGTGACTGGATGTCACCACCTGCTGCAAGTATAAGCGCAATTTCTTCACGCACTTCTGCATCCTGCAACGCGTCAAGCGCTGCGCGCGATCGGACACCGACGCTGGTTTGTTCGTAGGCAGGGAACACGACCGGTCCGACCTCGTACAGTTCGACTTGGTTGATGGTGCGTTCTTCGGTGCCGTCGTTTCCACGATCCCACATTTCGTCGATGATGCGGAACCGGAACGACATGCCGGTGATGCCACCGTCACGGATCGCGTCACGTACCGGTTGCACAAGCCAGTTGTCGGATAGTCGTGCTTTGACGCGGAGCCCGTGGTCGTCTTCTGCGATGCTGGTGATCCGACCGAGCGGGATGCTGCCGATCAGCGGGTGTGCGCCGTGGTCGAACTGGAGGATTGGCATCCGCATGCCAAGTGTCCGTTTGAATGCTCCGGGTGCGATCCGTTCACGGTAAACACCGAACTGATCTTCGATTTCTGTCCACTGGTTGAACACGGCACCGTAACCATCAAGCGTGAGTCCGTCGTTGTTTTGTTCGACTGCGAAGTCGATCTGTCGGACGATGTTGTCGGTTGCCCGGACGATGGTGTCCATGTCGGCTCCTCGTTCTTCTTGGATTTCTTCTGCTTTGCGTGCGAACCAGTCGCGTGCCGGATCGGGATCCAGCGGGTTGATTCCCCAAAGATAATGTGCGACTGCTCCCGGTCCGGGAAAGTCGTCGTTATCTGCGTCACTGTTTTGCGGTGCGTCAAGATCGACCGCGTGTCGTGCTGCCCACGCGTTAGCGCGAATCACTTTGTCCTCGGTGATATCTCCGTTCGCCATTGCGCGTGCTTCACGGATCGTGGAATCTGCGAGTCCGTCACCTCCAAGTCCTTCGGCGCGTAGCTCTAGCCCACGTGCAGCAGCGTCTTGAATGTATTGCGGAAGGTTGAGCTCGACTTGACGTGAGGTCAATATTTCGACTGGTTCCCAACGGTCGCAGTAGTAGTCGCCTCGCACGTATTCGTCCCACAGCTCGCACCATGCCATGTCGCCATCGACGTTTGATTCGTCGTAGTGGATGCAGTTTCCGCATGCGCGTCCTTCCGGCACGTCATCGCTAAGAGCAGGTCGGTATGCGTCTGGTAGATCACGTGCTGCTCGTTCTCCACCGGGTTCGATGCCTTCTTCGAGTGATAGAGCGATCATCTGGTCGATCGCGTCTTGTTTTGTGATATGGCATCCCATGATTTCGCCGTCTTGTTTCACGGTCGCCCAGCCAGAGCAGTCCGGGTTGTCATCCTCAATGAAATATGGCATCAGACTGGTTCCTCCCCGGCAGGTTGCAGCTGCACCGACAGATTGCCGGTATGACGCAGCAACGTCATGTCGCCGGTCGTCACCGCGTCAACAACAGAGTTCGGATCGAACCCTCCGTCTACGAGCTGTCGCATTGTGGATGCGTCTTTGGCGCGGATATCTGCCGAATCGAGCACGTCTTCTTGGAGGAACGGCACGTCGCTGTCGTCGTACCAGAGTCGTGCTGCCGGATCGGGTGACTGGATGAGTTGTGCGAGGCATCCTGCTGCTGCACGCCACAGCGGTCGAATCGTTCCGTCCGCGAACCTGCGTCGGGCAGCGTTGTAGTTACCAGCGTTCAACGCCGAACCCTGCAATCCTTCTGAGATGCCGAGGAAGGATGCTGGGACACCGGCTGCTGCAGCGATCCGTGTCTCCCCGGCACCTTGCACCGCTTTCAGATTCAGCTGGTCAAAGTTTGCGCCAACAACTTTTACGTCTGCGCCACCACCGAGATACAAAGTTTTGAACGCACGATCTAACCCGCGATGTGACGATTCCATCCGCTGCCTGAACGTGTCGAACGCTTCTTTAGTGATTGACGGATCGAACGATACGACGAGGTTCGGTGTCGCAGCGTTCCGCATAAACGAATGCTTATATGTTGATAGCTCGTCATCGGCTGACACGTCCGATAGGACGGTGGATAGCCATGTGCGACCTCGGAATGGATGCTGCGGATCCGGTAGCGGTCGGAAGTGGCAGACTTCTTCTGGGAGGAACATCGCCATGTCCTCACCGGATTCGTCAAGCACCACATATCCGACGAGTTCGGCACCGTAGGGACGATCC